TTTACTTCATCAGCACTTGTCATAAACCGACAAGTGACGACAGCTTTAGTCATCGGCAAGAGAATTCTGACTGTGCCATCTTCTAGAATAGTTGCACCAGCTTCTTTGCAGTTCTCTTGGATGTCTTTAACTGGAGGCTCTGAAATGTCAAAGGAAAAGCTGTCTGAATTCTCACATGAAGGGCACGTTACAGTTGTTTCGTATTCTGGACCATATCCTGTTCTTCTTGCGGCGACAAGTAAAGCATTTTTATCGCCGATCAAAAGTGATGAAATGTCGATTGACTTATCGACTAGTAGATTCTGCAACATTCTATCAAGAGCAACCCCTTCCTTAAGGAGTGACCGTGAAGTTAGAATATCTTCCTCCTTGGCGGTCATATACTTAATTTCTGTTGAGGTTGTATTATATAGAGGGTGCCCTTGGTGGTAAAAAATACCTCTACTGGGTAATTCTACAAACTCTGTTGGTACAGACCAACTAAAGGCGGGTCCAGTCTCCTCTTGGGCTGCTGCAACAGGAGCAAGGGTTTCATCTTGCGTAGGACTCTCGGGGAGACCCAGGCGGTTCTCGTTTCTACTCATTATTTATAACCTTTCTTAAATATTATACTTGCTGACGGAGAGATGGAGGAGTATTTGTTGATACGCCACTACGCTTTAATTCTGCCCAGTCGTAAGTGATTGTGCATTGTACTTCTACCATGTCATCTGACTCGTAAGATAGTGTACCACCAAAATCAATATTTGTTATAATTGGATTAATAAGTTCCCAACGCTCGATCTCTTTTCCATTAGCATCGATCTGTTTAAGGACAACGTTACCAATAGTATTTGTAAAAGCTTTCTTGCTAAGGCTGTTTCTGGCGATGTTAGCGTCAGATGGATATTTATAACCAGCATGACCGAGAATATCAAGGAAGGCATAAGACAGATCTGGGCTCACTGGGTCCACTAAAGTTACTGTGATTGGCTGCCAGGTTACACGACCTGGGAAATTGAACGTATGATCAATATATTGGTGAGGAATCGTAGATACTTCTGCTACTGGTTTTGTAGCAGTCTTCACAGCCCAAACAGGTATATCGCCAGGATTATTCCCGTTCCTACTTGTAAAAGATAACTCAAACCGAAACTGGCGTTTTGGTTCGCTGTTTGCTTGACCCCAAAATAGACTTGCCATTGCTTATTTAGCTCCTCGTAATAAATAGTTATTCAGTGGATTAATCTTCAAAAGATGCCCCACTGTTTGTTACTATGAAGTCGATAGCAAAGAACTCTACAGCACGAGTTGGCTTCACATATAACTTAGCATAGATGATGTTTTGATCTATAAGATCTGGTGTTGTTGTGCTTTCGTCCAGGATCAGGCGGAAATCTTCAATACCGAACTGTGATTTGACATCACGAAGAACTGGTTCAGCCTGACCTAGGAAGCGGTCCCAAGTTGCTTGTGCGTTTGGAGCAAATAGAAGTCTTGAGGCGATGAAGGAAATCTCACGCTTCAAGTAAATCATCAAGCGACGCACGTTAATTCGATCAAGAGCACTTGCTGTCTGTTGTAGTGTCTTTTGCCCAAATATAACAATTCCTTCTGCTGGGAATTTGGCTATTGGGTTAATGCCTGCTTCATATAGAGTATCACGATCCTCAGATGTTAGTTTTCGAGATACGTCTAATACTGGCACGCCAGCAGCACCTTCACTTAGTCCGCCACGAGTAAAGCCTGCTGGTGCAAACCAGGGGGCTTGTTGGCGATCTGTGTTGGAGAGGACGCCCAAAGCAGCGACCGATGGTGGTGCCCACAAACTCTGGTTATTGTTATTGTCCAAAATCCTTACCCATGGGTAGTAGGTTGCACCGTAGCTATTGTTAATACTACGACCAGCTAGGTCGTTAGCGGCAGCAGTAGGCGTACTATTAGCGTTTCTAGACTCGGATGAGCCGGTGTCCTCAGTGTCTGGCACATATGCGTTTGGAATATCAATAATTGCCAAAGTATCGGCTCTGCGTTCTGCGGCATCTAGAAGAAAGTTTGTTACTGTTTTTTCAGTTATACCTGGGATTGTTATGGCGTTCATCTGAACATCATCAGGACTAGACACAATGTTAATTGCTTTTCTTAATGAGTAAAGCTCATAAGAATTTAGCTCGCTGATGCTACTGATGCCAGACATCTTACTATTTCTAAATGGTTCCCTTTCGGTGATGTCTAAGCCGTCAAAGCCACCGTGTAAAACAGTTGTGAAGCGATCAAGACCATTAGTCAAAGCGGTCTTATAGCCACTTACAGCAGTAACACTTGATCCCGCAGTTCTATAGCCAGAATTCCCACCAGAGTACTGGTATCCAGCAGCGGAAGAACCAGAGATATTGTCTAGAGAGAATACCCAAGCAATTTCGTATGCCTGCGATCCAGTATGAGCGGTAGTTTCGCCAGCGATATCGACTGCGGTGTCTGATGGGTTGGTGTTAATACCAGAGAGATCAAAAGAGCGTGGTCTCAAGCAGTCTGGAGTCTGTGGATTATAGAAGGTATCTGTGGCAGATCTTCCTGTCCAGGCACCCCAGAAAGTATTTCTAGTGTTTCTTGGAGAACCCCAGGTGCTTTTTGTTCTAGTTGGCACACTTGGGAATCGGATAGAGCCACTGAAAGTTGTAGCAGAACCGCTGATTCCTTCTAGAGATAAGATTGCGTCACCAGCAGCCGTGTGACCAGCCAAACCGTATACGGTATCGACATCGCCGTCGAGCATTGTTTTTGCGTTACCACGAGCAGCGGAGACTGGAGCAGCCACGAGTTCACTAAACCCGGCAGACCCACTGACAACACCGACATCTCTATATTTTAGAGGACCGAAGACACCGAATGGTAACCAGCGAGATTCGCCGGAGCCAGCAGCAACCGTATCGTCCATTACGACACGAATGTAGTTGGAGCGGTTGTCGAAATCACCATATTCAACGTTTCTCAAGTTTTCTGTGTCATAGACCTGATACCTATCGCCGATTCTTTTAGCAATATAGTCTTCAGAAGCTGGATTTAAATTCAAGTTATCAAATCGCTCAATGATTGCTGGTCTATTGTCATTATCTGAAATGTCTCTTACCAAGACCGAGAAGCTGCCATATGATTGGAAATCTCCTTGTGGTGCCTTGATGTTTGAGATAGATATTTTTACTTCCCTTTGAGCCCACTCGCCTGCGGTAAGAGCCTCAAGGCGGAAAAGCTTTTGTTGGTTGCGAGCACGATAAGAGGCCGTGTCAGCACTAAGGTCCTGTGAAATGAACCAACCAGTTGTTGCCTTTGTCGCAGCAGAATTAAAATCATTCTGTTGCGTGTTTCTATCTGCCCCGTTTTGGACCATTGGAAGAATCGCTGCATGGAATTTTGTAGTACTAGACCCAGATAGTAGACCTATACTGTCAACACCCGCAGTAGCAAGAGAGTATTCATATGTCTCGCCCAGCCAATATGTACCACTTTGGTAGAAAGCACGAGTACCAACAGAGGTGATAGCACTATTAGTGATTGTTGGATTTGTGTTTAATGCCTTTCTTATGAAGTTGTTAGAAGAAGGGTTTAAACTAACTTTAACTTTTTCATCTACACTTGAACCACTAAAAACTAGAGTAAAATCGTCTTTTGTATCTACTGCGTAGAGTGTTGAGCCGTTCTGTCCAGTAGAAGCAGACAACAAGACACGCCCTTCTTGCATGTAAATCTGGGCAGCGACTGCACCTTGAGCTACAGTAGATTCAGTGTGCAAAGAAGAAGAAGGCCATACAACTAGTGAGTAAACACCACCGCTATCATTGCTAGAAGATGCCGCACCAACAGCCCAACCAGCTTTACCGCCGGCAAGAGTAGCTGCACTGTCTTGGTCGCCCAAGACACGAAGGAAGGTTAGGGGAGAGTTGTTACGAAGCCAAGCTTTGGCTGCATAAGCAGCATAGGTAGGTGCAGTATTGTTACCACTACGCCACACATCTCCGCCCTCGTTACCAGCAACAGGGTTGCCGAATGTTTGTACGAAGTCAGAAAACGACTCTATTTTTACTGGTTTGTTCGCAGGTCCCTTCCTAGCACGACCAATAACTACTGGTCCTACTTCGGTAGGTGTGGCTGGAAGTTGTGATTGGTCGATCTCATCGACAAACACTCCAGGGGAAATGAACTTAAACTTTTTGGTGGAGTTGTCAGCCATCGAAATGTATTCTCCTCGGTCTTAATCGTATAGTATGGTATCCAGCAATTTACACTAAATACCAATAATAAATAGTAGGGCAGTAATCCAAACTCCTTGTAGTTTATCTTCTGTATTTATCTTTTCTGCCCGCATGGAACTCGGGCTCATCTCCAACAACAGTTCTTTCTCTGCCTATTGTAACTTCAGCGGCGGATTCACGGCGGATAACAGCAGGCACATCTTCATTCTTGTCAGCACCTAGAATATATCCCAGTACCGTGATCGTAGTTGTAGACTTGAACATTCTCTCATCCGTGT